GTAATATCGCCAGCCGTATTATTGAACAGGGACACAACATCCCCTTCGGCAAATGTAGCATCTGGAATAACAATACTGCCCGAAGTTCCAAGCTGGACATATTTACCAACATCCGCAGTTGTTAAAGTGTAAGCAGTTGTCTTTGTTCCAACCGCTGGCACATTTCTAAAGCCGACTTCTTCCGTCCCGTCAGCAGTACAGCCCGAAAGATTACCTGAAGCTGGCGTACCCAAAACTGGAGTGACCAACGTAGGTGATGTCCCGTAAACAAGAGCTCCCGATCCAGTTGTTGATCCTGGAGTTGCTAATTTTGCATCGAGCTGTGTTTGGATCGCAGAAGTAACACCATCGACATAGTTGAGCTCAACTCCGGTGCATGTAAGAAGAGTTGCTCCAAGCGTGAAAGAAGTTGATGCGGATAGCGTTGTGAAGCTTCCAGCACCAGCGGCAGCTCCACCAATTGTAGCGCCATCGATTGTGCCTGAGTTAATATCGATTCCTGTTATTGAGGTGTCTCCACCTAACAACGAGTCTAGGGAATCAAGATCCGTATTCAGCATCCCTCCCCATGCGCCACTGTCGCCCGATACGGTCGGCTTGAGAAACGCGTAATTAGTTGTGGTAGTACTCATAATTTTTTACCTACTTTGATTACCAAGGTGAAGTGATTTGTGTCCAGGTTTTTGTTGCGTTTGTAATGTCTGACCACGTTGGAGCAGCAACCGCTGGGATGTCGTTCCACTTGTATTCAGCGTCACAAGTAACCGCCGCGCTAGAAGCAATAGCAATTGGAGCTATTAAAGGTGTGTAAGCTGCAACACATGCAACATCGGAGACAGAGGTAATTGCCGCCTCGCCCCCAATTTTAGGAACAGCGCTGGCGTTAACAGTTGATACTGAAGTGATCGAGGCCGAAGCCGTTTTGATTAAGCCGCCTGCTGAGTTATCACAACTTACTGTGCTGACTGTCGTTATTGCTGAGCTTGCATCTTTTACAACTACGCAACTTCCAGTTACTGCCGTACTTGTTGTAGAACTCGCCGCGCCCAATAAAACGTATCCAGCCGCGCAAACCACCGCTGTACTTGAAGTGATCGCTGAAGAAGCCTCAACGTTTGTTGTTCCGTTGAAATTCCCCGCACCATAAAGACCGCTGCCATAATCCATCTTTAGGTCATCGTGACGGTTAAATCTGCTGCAGGAATTCGGAAGATGTCACCAGTGGTAATCGCTTTGCTCGACGCTAGTGCTGCGTGATACAAAAGATTGCCTGACGATGATGCATCGCGCACCCCAACGTGTGTGACCGTACCCCACGACCCGGTGGCTGTTGGATACTCTACCGCTGCAGTGTTTGATGCAACTCCTGCCGTGCGTGAAAATGCACAACTCTGGCGAACATAACCGTTGCCAGAAATTTCAGTTGCTGAATCTGCATCTGTCGGATCTGCGTTATATAACGCTACATAACAAGTTGTGGGAGATGTGTAAGAGGTGTTTCTTAGGACTGCGTCGAGCACAGCCGCTTCTAAATAATCACTTGTGCCTGCCATTAGCCAAAGCTCCTGTGTCGTAATCGAGGTGTTGTTCCGCTAAAGCGGGACTTGTCATCTTCTCTTTCTAAAGAGTCAAAAATGCTCCGATATAATGTCTGCCAAATCACTGTTCTTTCATCGTCCTTTAGATAGGGAGAGGAATGAACCAGCGCGCCATAAAGATAAACTTCTGGGCATTTGGTCAGTAACCAGTTGGTGTCACCATCTGCGGACATCACTGGAATTTTTTCGTAGTACGCTAATTCGCACTCGTAAGTTGCATCGGGGGTTGGGAAAACCTGGAAGGTCTCGCCAACGATTGTGTAATACTTCGGTTGCCTGGTTGTGTTGCCAAATCTTTGTCGTTCCTGGTTCTGTTGTTCACTTGTAATTGATTCCAAAGCAGTAACAGGATTTGTGTTTAATCTTATGTCTCGAATTTGTAAAAAGTTTGCGGGTAATGCTGAGTATTCAGAATCGACAGAGGCCGTTGCTCTTTGAACCATTTGGCGGGTTCTTAGATCTCTGTTTAATTTGTCATGTGCAAAAGTAATAAACGTTGGAACAACTGCCGTGAGGTCACTTCTATCTAAAAAGTCTGCTATCTCAGTTTTAAGCGTTCCGTAATTTGTAATCGCCACTAGACTTTACCTTCTCGGGTTCTGAATTTTCTGTAATCGGGGGAGTTCAATAGTTCTTTCATTTTCTTTTGATCTTTCGTGTAACCTTTTTTTACCCAATCCTGGTACATGCTCATCGGGATGGATGCGACCTTGTTAAGACCGTCACCGTAACGGGTGTGCTTATCAGTTTCGTTCCGTTTAATTGTTGCATCCTTGATTATTTGAGTTACATCCTGGCGATCTTCCACCGCATAGGTGTCATCGTGTTCGTGAGAATGAAAAACAGTTGTCTTGCCTGTAACAACGTCCCTATCCATTACTTTTTTCAATTTATTTTCTCCAAAAAGAAAGGGGGCCGAAGCCCCCTTCAAAATCCCAAGAGAGAGATTTTAAGCAGTTGTTAAGTCATAAATTGCACCGCAAGCGGCTTCGTTTTTGACCACAAGTCCGTACTCACAAAGGATCATCCGTTTTTCAGCATCCCCGGTCTTTGCCAGGTCTACAGTTTGCATGGGCCTCAACATTCCTACGCCCAGATACTCAGTATCTAAAACGAACGCATTTCGTGTTGGTGAGAAACGGTTTGGTACAATCGAAAGTTCACCGAAATCAGATACATAAATATCGGCTGCGCCTATGATTGTGCTTGCACCGTCAGGTGCTTGGTAGCGTTGTGCTGCAATACCTGTGAAGGCTGATAGAGCTTGCTTATTGAAAGCTCCGACCATAACCATCGTAGGTTGCCCACCGCTGGTCCAAACGTTGGAAATCACATCCTTCAAAAGGGGTTCAGTGAAAGCCCTCTTGTTAGTCGCTTCCACCTGCGCTGTTGTCGGAATTCCTGCAGTTAAAACAGGATTTACGCCAGCAGTACCAGCAGATGCTGTATTGGATTCACTATTTGTGCTTAACCATGCTGACAATCCACCCGTTTTCCGGGGAGCGGCTGCGCCGCCTGCTGTCGGTATAGTGTTTGCACAAAGGATTGCTTCCATATCTCTACGAAGTTCCTTACCATTTTTGACAATGTTGTAGGCTACTTCAGAATTTCGACCAGCGAGATCCTGAAACTGCAAGTTGTCAGCAATAATAAAAGTCTTGCGTGAGATGTTGGTACGGTTACCCAGTTTTGTTATCACGGCTTTTTTAATTACCGCTTCTATATATCTCTATATAGCTCGGACTATGTCATCTACCACTAGGGCAGTTGCGCGCTCTTGGGCATTTATCATCCGGTCTGGATTCATGCCTAGTCTCTGAACCTTCCTAACATTCCTGTTAGGCTTGGCTGCAAATTGCCCTCGACTCAACGTTAGGGTGTTCTTGCAATTCACGCAATTTTTCGATCACTGTTGCCAGTGAAAGCGTCAATGTAACTTAACGCGCACCGTAGGAACGACAGCCGTGTAGGCGGTAATGTCATCACCATCGATGTGTTGGTTTGTGGAATCTGGTGCGGCCAGTTTTGTTAACGTGGATTTTTTAATTACCACTTCAATGCGTTACCGCATTGCTCAGACTATATCATCACCCCAAAGGGTGTTCCGCGCTCTTGGGTTTTTATCATCCGGTCTGGATTCAAACCTAGTCGTTGAACGTTCTAGTTATTCCTAACTAGCTTCGCTGCTGATTGTCCCGTTGGGAGTTTCCAGCAATTCACGGAATTTTCGATAACCGTTTCCGGTTAAAGGCTCATTAGTACATAAGCACATCAGTCATCCACTCAAAGTAGGTATTAGAGACTGTTTCCTGCCCGATATTGCTCTGCAGGGGTACTTCGTCAGGCGAAATATCATAAATGATGTTCGCTAGATCTTCTCTAATTCCTTTGGCATCAAACGAAGTAAAAGTGTTCGCTATAATCGCCATAAGAATTAACTCCTATTTTCGGTTTAAAAGGCTCTCAACTAAAAGTTGAGCATCTTTGGTATTCCCCGTTTTTCTCAACGTTTCACGCTGATTTTTCAGGGTATTCCGAGTCGGAGCCGAGCCTGTGGACCCTGGTGAGAGAGTCCGTGTATTTCGTTTGGATTTCTGTTTCGCAACTTTTGCTTTTCCCTGATCGTATAACCAGGCTTTACGCATTATTGCCACAGATCCCCAATCCATAATGTTGTTGAGTCGTTCCTGATCGAGGAAGCCGTTGCTCACACACCATTTTTCAATGTCCGTCTTTTCTTTGGCTGCTAGTTTTTCATCTTTCCATTCTGGAACTTTTTCGACTAGCACTTTGCCTTGTTCGGACAAATATTGATTTCTTGCGCGTTCCTGGTGTCGGAGATTTTCGCCGTTCACACGGTTTTTCTCCTCCTGAACCCGCTTCAACTCTTCCGCGTTCTTGGCTTTTGTTTTGTCAAAATCGCGTTGCAGCCTTGCTGCTTTGCTAGGGTCCGCTTTGTAAAGCTTATCCCAATCTGGCTCGGCTTCGAGTTGCTTAGCTATGGTCAGAAGATTGGCTTCGAGTTCGGGCAACACTTGTGACATGCGCGCCCTAGCAGCATCCGATTCTCTAGTGATCGCTTCGAGATTCTTAGACTGTTCAGAAAGTACCTGTGTCTTCTGAGTATAATCTTCACCCTTACTAGCAAGTCTGAGTAGTTCCTGTTCGGTGACCTCTTTCTCAACGCCTTTGACCTTGAGTTTCCAGGTTCGAACTGGCTCTTCCTCTTCATCGTTATAGTCAGGGGATGACTCTTCTGAATCAGAATCTAACTGCTGTTCTTCATCAGGCTGATCCTCGTCCGCCGAGTTAACAGCTTCTGGATCTTGAGCAACATGCTCTATAGGTGAGTCCTCTTCTTCTGGTATTCCCTCGGGAGTCAGTAAGTTAAGAACCTTTTCGTGCGCTTCTTGAATTGTTCCAGCTTTCGGAGTTTCCAAGCCCATAATTAATCACCTTGTCTTTTCCTTGATAGATT